CGGCCAGTTCCAAAATCGGAGAGTTTTCTTACGGCTTTGCAAGTCAGCGCTTTTCTGGTGGCGGTAGCACACAAAAACTCTGGGCGGGTTATGAATTTGGATCTAATCGCTTGCGTCAGTTCCCGAGAAGAACACCAAGCAAAGGTCGCGGAAACGCTGGCTACTTTATCTACCCAACCCTTCGTAAGATTCAGCCTGAATTGATTAAAAAATGGCAAGAAGCATTTTCCAAGATATTGAAAGAGTGGGATAAGTAATGGCTGGCAGTAGAACACTTAAGCTCTCGATTCTTGCTGATGTCGATGATTTAAAAAAGAAGCTTGATACTGGGTCTAAAGAAGTTGAAGGCTTTGGCGGTAAGTTAGAGAAGTTTGGCAAGGTTGCAGCAGCTGCTTTCGCAGCAGCAGCTGCAGCAGCAGCGGCCTATGCAGTCAAGTTAGCAGTTGATGGCGTCAAGGCAGCTATTGAAGATGAGGCAGCCCAGCTTCGTTTAGCAAGTGCTCTTAAGAATGTTACTGGGGCTACTGAGGCCCAGATTTCAGCAGTCGAGGAGCAAATACTTAAGACCTCACTAGCTACTGGCGTTGCTGATGACCAATTGCGCCCAGCTCTTCAACGCCTAGCAACTGCAACAGGATCAGTAACTAAGTCGCAAGATTTATTAACGCTAGCCCTAGATATTTCAGCCGCTACTGGTAAGAGTGTTGAGACTGTATCTAATGCCCTAGGTAAAGCCTATGAAGGCAATACAAGCTCTTTAAGCCGTTTAGGTGTTGGCTTATCAACCGCCGAAATTAAGACCCTTGGGCTGGAAGGCACAGTAAAGCAATTAGCTCAAACCTTTGGTGGAGCAGCAACAGTCCAAGCCAATACTTTTGAAGGTCAAATAGCAAGGCTTAAAGTCGGCTTTGATGAAGCCAAGGAATCAGTAGGAGCTGCTTTATTGCCTACCCTTCAAAGACTTTTGGATTACTTCATAAACACAGTTATCCCTAAGTTTATTGAGTTTAAAGATGCAGCATTAAAGCCAGTTACTGATGCAATTGCTAGAAATAAGGATTCTCTAACTATTCTTTATAACTTTATCAAAGACTTTGTAGTTCCAGCTTTAATTAATAACCTTGGTGGAGCACTTGGATTTATTGGTAAAGTCGCGGGTGGAATTCTTGATGTGATTGGCGCAGTAGTTAATGGAATTAAAAGCGCAATTAATTTTGCAATTGATGGAATTAATGCGCTTATAAGAGTTTATAACAATAGTATCGGTCGCCTTCCTGGTGCGCCAGATATTAATCAAATTTCTAAGCCATCATTTTCAGCACCAAGCGTTTCAAGTAGTTCAAGCCTTCCAAGTATCCCAAGCGCTCCAAGCAGTCCTAGCGTTCCATCAGCTCCTAGACCTTCAACTACTCCAAGTGCTCCCTCGGCAGTTATGCCATCGATGCCTTCTGGATTGAATCCAAGCGGTAATGCAATTCCTTCTGGATTCAATGTTGCTGGCACAGTTGCAGCTAATCAGCAAGGCAATGTGGTAATTAATGTAAATGCTCCATCTGCTATCGATGAAGAAGGATTTACTAGAGCAGTTATCTTGGCGCTTAATAACTCGACTAATCGCGGAACTACTGGCGCTGGTGATCTTAGGACTTCGGCTCAAATCTTATGACACTCTGGACTCCCGATTGGAAGATTTCAGTTAATGGTTCTGAATTAACCTCGGTTACTTTAAGCAACCTAAGTATTACCTCTGGCCGTCAAGATATTAACTCACCTACCCCAGCAGGTTACTGCTCGCTAGAAGTTATAAATACCGATGGCACTAATTATGATTTCAGTATTAACACCGCAGTAACTATTGAAGTCAAAGATACGACTGGCGCTTATGTCTCTATTTTTGGGGGTCGCATTTCAGACTTGAGGCAAATTGTCCGCAGCGCAGGATCTAGCGCAGTAATTACTAGCTTAAGAATTACGGCCATTGGAGCTTTGGCTAGAACGCAGAGAGCAATATTTAACGGCAATTTAGCCGAAGGTTTAGACGGCGCGCAGATTACGGATTTACTAGATGAACTATTGTTATCTAGTTGGAATGAATTGCCACCAGCGGAAACCTGGGCAACTTACAATGCGACTGAGACTTGGGCTGAAGCTGGAAATATTGGCTTTGGGACAATTGACGCTGGCGAATATACGATGGTAAGCCGCCAGATTAGCGATAGCATTATTTACCCAATCATCAATCAAATCGCTAGCTCGGCTCTTGGTTATATGTATGAAGATGCCAACGGAAATATTAACTATGCTGATGCCAGCCATCGCCAAGATTATCTGATAGCCAATGGCTACACAGACTTAGACGCTTCTCACGCCATCGCTTCTGGCATTGGCGTAATCCAGCGCCAAGGGGATTTAAGCAATAAAATAATTATGGACTATGGCAACAATTTTAATAGCTCCTATACTGCTCAGGATTTAGACTCTCAAGCCGAATATGGCCTATTTGCCGAGCAATTTAATAGCTATCTAAAGAACGCGGCTGATGTCGAGGATGTAGCAGATCGTTTAATTGGTCTAAGGGCTTGGCCTCGAAATACCTTTCAATCGATTACCTTTGCCTTGCAATCGCCAGAAATTGATGACGCTGATAGAAACGCCCTATTGAATATATTTATGGGTATGCCAGTCAGAATTACGAATTTGCCCCTTAATATCCTAGGTGGCGAATTTACTGGCTTTATCGAGGGCTGGACCTTCAACGCTTCCGTCTCAGGCCTCTCAGTCACCTTCTTAGCTACGCCAACAGAGTTCTCGGCCTTTGCCCAACAATGGGCTCAAGTCAATGCAGCGGAAAGCTGGAATAGTGTTCTCAATACGCTAGAATGGCAAGACGCGATAGGAGTTATTAGTTAATGGCCAATACAACGAATTACAACTGGGAGACTCCAGACGATACAGATTTAGTCAAGGATGGCGCAGCTGCCATAAGAACCCTTGGCAGCTCAATCGATACAACGACAAAGAACTTAAACCCACAGACTACTACTGGCGCACTTGCTTATAGATCAGCAACTGCCAATGTAAATACTGCTTTGCCTATTGGTTCAACTGGGCAAGTCCTAACAGTTGCAGCAGGAGTTCCAACCTGGGCAAGTCCATCAGATCAAACACCCTTAACAACTAAGGGAGATGTTTTTACATTTTCAACAGTTGATGCGCGTCTTGGTGTTGGCGCTAACGGAACAGTTTTAACTGCAGATTCTGCTGAAGCAACAGGTCTAAAGTGGGCTGCTCCTGCTGCTGGTGGATTTGTCGGCGCACAATTAACTAAAAATGCTAATCAAAGTATTGCTAATGATGATTATTATGTTTTGACTTGGCCAACCGAGGCTTTTGATACTAGTTCTTTTCACGACACCTCAACCAATAATGAAAGAGTTACAATTCCAGCAGGTAAAAGCGGTTACTATAGATTTAGCGGAATAATAACTTTTGCTCAAAATTCGACAGGTTCTAGACTTGTTAGAGTTCATAAAAATGGTTCTAATATAGTTTGGGTTGGCTGGCTCGCTGGTCAAGTAGGCACTAATGAAACGGGTGTTGTATTCACCCATACATTAAACGCAACTGCTGGAGATTATTTTGAATTATTCGTTAAGCAAGTAAGCGGCGGTGCCTTAAATGTGACCACTTCCGCATCTTGGGATGTCCAATACTTAGGAGCATAAATATATGACTAACAAGACACAGGCAAGTTTATCCGATCAACTCAAAGCAGCTTGTCCAGAATTAACTGAAGAACATTTTCGCGCAGGTGGAGAAGTTGAGTGTTGGAATGATATGGATGGCAAAGGGACTTATATTGCTAAATGGGATTTAGATATACCAATCCCAGAGGGATTTACTTTCGGAAAACCTGAATAGCATAATTATTTAAGATAATGAATAGACTATGTGCAGCTGGCGTCCAACTTCGAGAGCAAATCGATGACGATTATCCTGATAGGGATCGTAAGTCTGACGGCTGGATTGCTGATGCTCGCCACCTTGCTAAAGGCAGTTCTGACCATATACCAGTCGATGGAATTGTTAGAGCTATAGATATTGATTCTGACCTATCGGCACATAAAGAAGAAGCTTATGCGCTCGTCGAAAAGATTCGCAGGTTAGCCAAGAAGGGCGATAAAAGAATTAAATACATAATCTACGATGGAAAGATTATGAGTCCGATACTGGGTTGGAAGCGGCGTAAATATAACGGCGCTAATCCCCACCGGTCACATTTCCATATTTCATTCACAACTTTGGGAGACAAAGATGGCAGTTACTTTAACCTCGAAGGAGAAGCTAATGAGCGACCTAAAGAAAATGGCAGAGAGCTGGGCAAAGACATTCCTAGCGACAGCGCTAGCGACCTACTTAGCAGTCGGCCTAGATGTCAATGCAATTGCAAATGCCGCTCTAGTGTCAGTCTTGCCTAGCATCATCAACTGGCTAAACCCTAACTACGAGCGCTACGGCAAAGTCCGCTAATGGTTGCAGCTGAATTAGCAACCCTAGTTGCATCAGTCTTAGGATCAATTGCCTTACTCATTGCTGGCCTTCGCTACATAATTAAATTGGAGAATATTCCAATAGTGTCGCGCCTTGATAAAATGGAGTCTCAGCTAGAATTGGCCCTAGCGAGAGGGGTCAGAAATGGCAACGCGAAAGCGCGTAAGTAAAAAGCCAGTAAAGCGTAAGCGCACTACTAAAGAGACGCCTTTAACAAAGATTGATTTCTGGGCTATTGCTGCCAATGAAGTTTATAAAGCTTGTCGCAGAGCTGGGATGGACGAAGGAACTGCACTTGCCTTTGCTATGGATCGTAGTTCTTATCCCGATTGGATAGTCCCTGCCGATGACCCAATTAAGAAGATTGGTTGGGAAGATGGAGA